AACAAATGATATTCAGGAGGAGCTTCAATCGCCAATCCTGTTACAGTAAAATCAGTACATAAAAAAGCACTGTCAAAAATATTACAGTTTAAAGATTGACCAACTGAAGTTGGAGTCCATTCAAGAGTAATTGGTAAACTTGTTCCTGGCGGAATAAAAACAGGCACGCCTGGTGGTGTACCAAGTTGTACTAAACCAGAACCAGCCCCACAAAAAGATATTGTAAACGAAACAAACTGAATATCACACGAAATGTTGGTAATAGTTCTTGTTACCGTTGCACTTCCTCCCATCGTAACAGTTCCAAAGTCAATGGTGGTTGAATCCCAAAGGTCAGAACCATTGATAGCATTCATTGCGAATTGATACTGAGCATCATTGTTATGCTCAGCGGTTACAAGTGTCATTCCCCAGGTTGCAGGCGCACCGCATATATAGACTGAAATATCTATTGATTCACCTTGAAGTATTGTATATGGAAAACTTGCTGGTGAACCATTTATTTGTATAGTAGTAATAGTTTGACCTGGCGAAGCTGGCGCATAAATAATATTCGTAAGAGTGAGTGTTGAATTATGCTGATTGGTAAATGTTAAAGTAGGAGAGGCACAGTTTCTACACTCATATAAATAATTATTTGTAAGCCCCGATTCTATCGGGTTCATGCCATCGGTTAATACTAATCTATGTATAGACATTGTGTTCTTTTTTTTAAACTATTCCTGATACATCAACTATTCTCCGCACAAAATCGACCTTCAACTCCTTAATCTCACCAAATTTAATACTTGAGCCAATTTTTAATCGAATGTTTTTTTGAAAATCTATCGACTCAAACTCGTCACAGTCATACTGAAAGCTGAATTTAAACTCATATAGCCTATTACCAGGAGTCCTTGGGTTATTGATATAATGGAATAAAGTGTACAGATTATTTGTGTTATCCTCATTAAACCACATTGGATAATTAAATAATTTAGTTGGGTCAAGTGGTTGATTTTCATAAGCTATTTCAACATTACCAAGATTGTCATAAACAGTTCCTAATAAATACCCATTTGTAAATGATGTTGAATAATCCCGCTTTATTAAAGCGTTTTCGTCTCCTGAAAATTCATCCCAAATCAAAAATTTATAATTGAATGCTGTGTGCTGCGACATTAAAAGCAAATTTCTTGAATTAGCAAGCGCATTACCAAGAAAAAGATTTATAATACCACCAAAACCAGTTCCTTCCCATCCCGCTTTATCATCTCTGAATCGTGAAGTGCCTGATTGCATTATATTCTCCATAAATTCGGACTGTGCTTCAGATGGGGGGTCATTCCACTCTACTATTGTGTTATATCTTTCAGCCGATTCATTACCAAGTAAATCTGAACCATCTTTTAAATATTCATATTTACCATAGGCATATTTTTTTTCATCAATCCAAGACAAGCAAATACGATTGTCTAATATTCTACCATTATTCAACATTGTATCAGCATCAATCCAAGTATCTGTGTTTTGAAAATAATCCCTGCGCTCAAAAATCAATACACCATCTTTAATCCAATATCTTGCATTAAAAAGTGGTTTTAGGTGTCTTTGCATTAGTGTATCAAGGGTCTCGATTGGCACATTATCTACAATCAAACGAGGCTCAGTATCAGCTGGTTTATATCCTTTTTGTGTCAGAGCTGAAAAAAGAAGCAAGTTATAATAAGGTGATGCTGGGTCATTTAATATCGAACTCTGAAAAGTAAGACCGCATTTACGGCATACATTTTCAATATAATCTCTTACAAGTGCTGTTGGATGATACCATTGACATTGAATAAGCCTATTTTGAAAATCTTGCATCCAACCGCTAATTTCACTAAAAGCACCTTCAGGATTTGTCCATTCACCATCAGCACAATCACCAAAACTACAATCTGTAAAAGGTATTAAGCAAACAATGTTGCATATTGCAGCTCCGATTGATTGAATAATAACAACAACTAAAGATAAAGGAAGAAGAACCGCATAAATTGCAAGATTTAAAATAGCATAAATCACAAGCAAAACCTCGGTTATAAATTGAGGGCGCATCTCTACACAATATCTAACTTTTTTCTGCGGTCGATTAAGAAAAAAATCAGGCGCACTATTATCCGCAATAAGTGTTGACTTAATGCAATTAAGTTCAGGTGTTTTTTCAACCACTTGACAGGTAATCCAACATTCAGGTTCACACCAATCAATTGAATCACCCCTAATAACACCTGTAAGAACAAGATTTCCGCAGCATTCATCATAAATCTCAGCAACAACCTCGTTGATAAATCCATTTGGGTCATCAATAAGTGCTGTTTTTAAGATATTATACCCGTCATCATAAAAGGTAAGTTCAGTGCTATAAGATTTGGTTAAAATACCCTGCTCATCATCTTCTCGATAAGTTATCTCAAAAGAATCAACGCCATTGATAGTGCCTTGTACAACAACTCCATTTAACTTTACTATTACAGGTGCTTTCATCGCGCTCTATTATTTATTCTTTGATTTTTGTAATTTATGCGGGAAACAATACCGTTGATACCCTTCTCATCAATTGAAAGTTGTAATCCTTTTTGCCCCATAATCGCCTTTTCAATTCGCTCAAGTCTTTCATCAGTTGACTTAGAATTGACCACAAACATTCTATCCTGAACACTTTGAAGTGCTTTTGGATTGCGTCCAGCGTGAATAGCCTCGAGTAATGGTCGGTATTGACGAGTCTTTTGTGCGTTTACCACAAATTCACCTTTGTGTACAGTACCAGCCTCTTGGAACTGATGACCATCTCCCGTGTAACCCCCCTTAGCAAATGTGGCCGCTGACTGTGCTTGGGCGCGAGCTTGCGCAAATCCAACAGCCATAGCAGCAAGTATCGCAAATATAGTAAATGGAGAACCTGGTTGACCTGCCGCCTTGGCGATTGCAATGGCACTATTTATTGCAATTTCAATAGCCGCAAGGTTTTGCTGTTGACGAACATAATTTGCTCTTTGGCGATTGAGTTTATCAAGACGCTCCTGTTCAGCCTTGAGCAGTACAACATTTCCCTTATCGGCAATTTCTTTTGCAGCCTGTACTCTTCTTTCTTGAGCAGATATTGCAGCATCAGTCTGCTTAATCTGACCATCAATAAATACCTTTTGGAAATCTAAGAAAGCATCTTTAATATCTTCAAATGCTTTAATTCTCGCTTCTTTATCTTGAATGTAAAAATCACGCAATTGAGCAAGAAGATTTTTTTCAAAATCAGCATCAGAATTTAATCTGTCTTGCTTGTCTTTTGAGAATTGGTCATCCAATCTCTTTAATTTATCAGCGGCTTCTCCTCTTATTTTTACTTTTTCAGACTCACTTACTCCAGTTTGAGCAACGTCAAAATCTCTTTGGTCTTCAATACTTTTTTTATCACTTTCATATATAGTAGCAAGTGTATCTAAATAATCCTTAGTTTCATTTTTACGCTCTTCAAGAAATGGAAGCAGTGTTATATCGCCTCTTTGAAATTGTCTTGCAAGTCGGAATATATTTATCTGTTTTTGCTCTTGGCTTAAACCCTGCAATGCTTTTGCCTGTTTATCATATTCCTTGGTCAACTCATCTTGAAGTTCAAGTTCATTTTCAACATAAGCAATTGTAGTTCCATACTTAGCATTGAACTCATCAATCAAGGCAATTCTAACTTCAGCAAAAGATTGTTGAGTAGAATCAAATAGCGTTTGGTCATCCCTAAATGATGCTATTTGGTCACGTAATTCTTCAACAGCCTCAATTGGTGGCTGAACTATGTCCTCAAAATCAAAGTTTTGTGGTCTTGCAATGATTGGAAAATCAACAGTTAACCCATCAAAAGTAGTGTCAGGTGGAGTGAGTGCCTCACGAATCAATTCACTTGCTTGTTGTGAGAACTCATCAAGTTTTTCGAGTTGGAATCTTAGGCTATCGCGATAGTATTCTCTTTCAATTTCTTGAAGTTCAAAGTAAATCTTTCTTCTTTCAGCAACACCATCTCTTTCAATTTTATAAATTCTTTGCTGCAAGTCAAATACACGTTTCTGCTGCTCTTGACCTCTGATAATTTCAAGCTGTTCAATAAGTTTATTTTTTTGTTGCTCAGTAAGTTCTTTTTGTCTTACTGCCTCAATCTCCCTGTCAATTTCACGATTGACAGTTTCTTCTTGAATTTTATCAAGCAATCTTAGTTTCTCAACTTCTTCTTCAAAGTTAGCGGCATCAATAAACTGGAACTCAATCGCCTGTTTTCTAATATCCTCATTATTCTTTCTAATTCGATTAAGTAGGTCTGAAAGTTCTTTATTATAGTCTTTTATCCTTCTTATTCTTTCTTTTTCTTTTTCAGCTGCATTAGGGTCTGGAGTTCCCGTATCAGTTCCAGGTGTAATTATTTCACTTTGTATAGCACTGTAAACTCCATAAGCCTGTCTAAGTGCATTTAATCTTTCAATAAGTGCATCTAATTGATTTATTTCTTGAGTAACAAATTCTCTACGAGCGGCATTTACAGTACCAGTCTGCCCAGGAAAAAGTGTACTTGCAAAACTTTTACGACTTTCTCTTAAATTGTCAATTTGTTGCTGTATTACAGCTTCAGCGTTTTTAAACTCACCTTTAATTTGTTCATCATCAAGTAAAAGTTCAGGTGTAAGCGGTATATCTAATCCTGATGCAGCATTTAAAATATCAGTAGTTATTTCAGTTATTTGAACTTGAGCTTTGGCAAGTACCTCCCCGCCAACTCTTTCTTTATTTGTCTTTTTAATCGCCTCAGTTAAATCATTCTGCGCAGCAGTAGTATCTATTGTATTTTGCTTTTCATCATTAGTTAATTTATATGATGTCTCATACTGCTTATTTATTTTATCAAGCACAGCCTGTCTTTCTCTTAAAGACTTACTTGTGTCATTTACAATCTTAAAGTTTTGTTTTAACGTAGCTATTTCTGCCTCACTTTCTTTTTGACTACGCACTGTAATTTCATTGATAGCCTCTTTTGCGTCTAAAAACCCATCTTGAGAAGTATCAACAGCATCACTAAACGCATACCATGCTGCTGCGGCAGTTGAAAGCAAAGTGATAATAAGTCCAAGTGGATTTGTTGACCATGCTAATTTAAATGCGTTGATAGCAGACGTAGCAAGGCTTGTAGCCCCTGCGAGTGCTGCTTGTCCAATCGTCTGCGCAGTTATTGCGCGTGTAGCAAGTGTGGTTTGTATAGCTTGCCTTGCAGATGCAAGTCCATTAGCAATCTTTACCCCTGTATTGAATACTGTTTTAGCACTGTTAGCAACAATATTTAATGTATTAGCAAAAAGAGCTGATGTAAGACCAGCTGTGACGGCTGTTAAAAACGTAAAAGCTAATGAACTTTCTTTTGCGAATTTGGGCAGGTTATTCGCAAACTCAATTGATGCTCTGCCAAAAGCAATAATACTTTCATAAGCTGGCTGCAATCCTTGACCAATACTTGTCAAAAGGATTGTCCATTCTTCTTTTAGACGAGCAAGTCGTCCTTGAGTAGTATTTGCAAGAGCATTGGTTAGGTTAAAGAACTTACCACCTTCACTTGTAGCACTAATAAAAGCCTTGTTTACATCGTCAAATGTGATAAGACCTTTGCGCATCTCATCTTTAAGAGTAGCAAAAGACTTACCTGTTGTGCGTGAAATCTCAGCAAGTGGGTTAAAACCAAGAGTAACAAGCTGAAGCAAATCTTGTCCATACAAACGACCTGCTGCTCTAACCTGCCCAAATACAAGTGCAACACGCTCAAGTGGAACGCCAACGCCACCAGCTACATCACCAAGTCTTTTAATTGTTGGAATAAGCTCTCCAGCAGCTACACCATAACCAAGCAAGGTGCGTGATGCTTGGAACACGTCTTCTGTTGTAAAAGGTGTTTCAGCTGCAAATTGACGCAGTTCCTGAATTTTAACTTTTGCAAGTTCTGTATTGCCAATCAGTGTACCAAAAGAAACACTTAATACTTCATAGTCACTTGCCGCTTTAATTGCAGCACGTCCAATAGAAAGAACAGCCGCTCCAAGTGAAACAGCTCCAAGCGCAACACCTGTTCGTGCAACAATATTCCTAAGTCGTGTAAAATTTGTGCTTGAATTAGCGACAGCTTGAGTTAAAAAATTGACCGCATTAGTTAAACTACCAATCTGCTTAGTAGAATTTCCAGTTGCTGCTTCAACTTTTACCTTTTTCTCTTTTGGAAGTGAGTCAACTGTTTTCTTAACATCTTCAACAGACCTTTTTACATCAGTAGTATCTACTTTTATAGATGCTTTTTGCGTATTCTTTAAGTCGTCAACTAAAGATTTTAATTCTTTTTTTGCATCCGCAGCATCAAAGCTAACCTTTAATGTTGTTTTAGTTTTTATATCGTCAAGTTGCTTTATCAGCGCAGCCAATGATGCCTGTGCTTTGGTGGTATCAGCGGTAACTTCAAAAGTAACATTTTTAACTGCCATTGACTTATTTTCTTAGTGATGTTCGTTTTTGGTTGTTGTTGTCGCCACCACTTGATGTTGCCTTATCGTTCGCCTCGCTCTTTTCTTCCGCAATCCGAATATAGGTATTAAGCGTCATATAATACTCATCTACATTCAAAGATTCCAACACTTTCATCTCAGAAACCTTATTGTCACAGATAAGCTGATTCATAAGGTTTAAGTCATCAATATAGTTTACAATTTCTGTTTGACTAAATATTGTTTGATTCTTTCTACGTTTTGGGCGTTCAGTGTCAAATACTCTTGTATATCTATTTCTGATAGTTCCGAATATTTCGTTGTGAACTCGAACGCCCTTTGGACAAAAAAATTGAAAGCCTCTGAGTTTGATTTGATATAATTTACCTTGTTGTTTTTTTCAACCTCACTGAACTCCGTTTCATCCTCCCCATCAATTACAAAGTAACATGCAGCAAGATTGATGAGCGTTTCTTCTTCAGCTATAAAATTGAGCCTAAACTCAATCTCATTTAAGATAGCAAACAAGTCAACTATCTGACCTTTATTAGCATGCTCTTTCATCTTAGCCATGAGTTGTAGTAAAACATCTTTGGTAAGATTCATTTCCTGCATTTTGGTAGCAACCTCAGCTGCAATAGCTCTTTTTGCAGGAATCATGAGTGGATTTTCAAACTCATACCATTTGCGCCCATCTTTATCCACGTAAACTTCACGCAGTGGCACTTGAGAGCCTGTTTTTACAACAGTTTCTACCTTAATATTCTCTTTTTGTTGTTGTTTCCGCTTAAACCAGTTCATTTTTTACCTTTTTTCTTTGATTTGTTTAGACTTGCTGTACAAATTGCATAGGCAGAACTCTTGCTCTTGCCTGTTTTGGTGATATCCATCACACATCGTTCTAATTTCTTTGGCATTTTATTGCTGTTTTAGATATTTCACAAAGTTACTATGAAATGACCACAAATAATAGCGGAAACAGTCAAGCAAGTGAGTCTTTGTTGCATCCCTTGCCTTATCAATCTGACCTGCTTCGTTACTCTCAACCGCCATCAAGTCACCAATCAAGAATTGACAGCTGGCATCAATAAAAAAGTCGGGGTGCTTTTCTAAGAGCGAGTTAAGCAAGACGCGAGAGTTTTTGATGGATGGGTTAAACGATGGAACGCGGAACGAGCTGCGCGTGATTTGCAATTGCTCTTTGATAATCATGTAGTAGTTCATAGCACCCTTTGTCATCGCTGAGCGGTTTGCGCCCGAAGCATCACCTGTTACAATAAATGGCGTATTGCCATACTCAGTCTTAATTGCATCGCATAGAGCAAAGATGTCTGAGTTACGAAGCCTGAACTCTTTTAAAATCCTAATCTTACCGCCATAGTGCTGTGCAGAAATGCAAGTGATTGGGTCTACGTTAAAGTCAAAGGACAAATACAA